GAATCGGCACGATGATGTTGTCAACGATCCATAGCAGAATGTCACCGAGTACCTGGATGATCGGCGCGAGCACCGAGCCGACGATTTCCGCTATAACGCCGAAGATCTCGATAAGCGGTGTCAGGGCTTCGATGATCGGCGCGAGGGCTTCGAAGAGCACCGTGAAGATCGGCGCTACGGCTTGCAGCACTGCGCCGATGACCTCCAGTGCAACGCCGAGCGCACCACCCAAAAGCTCCGCTAGTACCTCAATAAGAGGCATAACGGCAGTGATCGCCTCTACGAGGATGCCGCCGAGCAATTCGATAATGGTCGTCAGAGGGCCGATGATCGGCTGAATCGCCGCAGCCACTACCGTAAGGATCGGAGCTAGCGCGGTGAGAACGGAACCGACGAGCTGTGACAGCGGGCCGAGTAGCGGAGCGACTACGCCCAGGATGCTTGCAATGCCTTCGATGATCGGAGGCAGGGCAGGCGCGATGTTGGCGAGCACGGTACCGAAGGCAGCGCCTACCTGGTTCAGCGCATCGAAGAGCGCGACCAGCGTTTCCTGCCCCGCAGCGGACGCCAGGAAATCATCGAACACCTGGAGTGCGGTGCCGAACACCCCGAGGATGTTGCCACCCGTGGTCTGCGCAGCCGCTCCGATCGACCCGAAAATGCCGACGATCGGCGACAAGATCTCGCCGATTTGCTGGAAGACCGCCAACGCGTCGTTGATCCACTGGACGGCAGCGCCCGAAGCGGCTGCCTGCTCCAGGAACGTCGCAAACTGCGTGATGAGATCTGCGAGGCCGGCGCCCGCATCCTTACCGAACGCCTTGTTGACCTCGGTGCCGATACTGAGCAGGGAGCCGAAAAGGAGCGCTAGCGGCTCCTGTAGCTGTGCAAGAAAGTTCGCCATGATAGCGAAGGACTGGTTGACGAAGTCAACGCCTTCGGCGGATGTCGCCACGGCCGCAAGACCTGTGACGCCCGGAGCTGTCTCCGATGCGACCGCTGTCCTTGGAGATACGACGCTCAGCACGACTCACACTGTCGACTAGTTCGCGCTCGGCAATCCGACCCGCCGATTGGGCAGAGCGTTGGAGCTGTCGAGTGTCTAGCTCGGCAGTGATCTCTACGAATGCCCTATCGAGCGGACCGGCCATTACCGCACCTCATACCCCGTAAACGCGTGACCACAGTCTACCGCCTATTTCCGGCTTGCCTTACCGCTTACGCCGCCTGCGGTCAGCGTCTTGAAAGCGGCCTTATTGTCGAAGGTGGCTTGCTCCTCGCCGCCCCAACTTGCAGGCTTCGGTGGCATCCGCCGCTTGCGGTTGCCGGTCGCAGGTTGCGAGATCTGCCGCACCGACTCAATGACAGGCTTCGCCTGTGCGTAGTTCCATTTGCTCACGGTATCCGCCATATCGTCATCAAACTTCTGTTTGGCTTCGGCATCCATGTTGCGCACCGCGAAGTAGTAGACGAAGTTCAGCCACTTGTGCCAAGGCAACGACTCATGATCGATGCCTTGCGCTGTGGCCCACCCATCGAAGTAACCCCACACTTTCGGATGGGACACGCAGCTCACAAGGTAAGTTACTGCGGGGTACTCTCTTTTCCCGCTGCCTCACCAATGAGCCATTCGAGGATTTCACTGAAACGCTTGAGGCCGATCGGGTCGCGCTTGCCTTCGTACCGGTCGTTGAAGCGCGCATACGAGTCGGGTTCGAAGATCTTTTCCAGTTCACCCATGACTACCGTGCCAGAGTCGCTTTCGGGGTCGTTGCTGGCCGCGCTCATCTTCGCCTGGAGGCGGGAGAGCTTGAAAAGCTCACCCGCCGACAGCGCAGGCTTGAGCGCGAAACCCTCGCCATCGACTCGGAACGTGATCTGCTCAGCGTCACCGGCAGTACTGAAGTCTTTCGTTGGCATAGCCCATTGCCCCTATCAGAAACGCCGCATGGCGTTCCGTAGCCCGTCTGCAAGGAACGGGTTCCCCTGCATGTGTTGTGTACCATCGTGAACGTACGGAGCGTATTCAACGTTCGTACCGATGCGCTCAACGATAACATTCGGCCGGAGCGTTTCCTGAATCTCGATCGAGTTGATCAGGTTACCGGTGTCGATACGTCGCGGATCGGCACGGAGACGTTGTTTCGCTGCCGACTGAGTAGCAATAGCCCGAGCGCGCATATTCTTCACGACACCCGAGGACGGGGACGACATGATGACGCGCGCGTTTCCGTAGTTGAAGGAGTGCCGCACTTTCGAAGTCGCCATGTCAATCCACCTAACTGATGTTGCAAGGGTACCCACCATTGATGACACCGATAATGACCGTGAGTTCTGATCCTTGGCAAAGACCCTCAGGCCCTACTTCGGCTTGCGGCCCAACCCAGTACCGCTCGAACAGCTTGACGCCGGTCTCGGGGCTCCGACGAACACCCGCGCACATGCAGCACATGAGACCAGCGCGGACCGCCCAAGCGTCTTCGACCGTGACGCGCGCGGCGGCCCCGATCGCCGTGCAGGACGGGGGAGCGTCGGTGTCGGTTTCAGGAGAGCACCGGAGCATCGACACCGTGTACTGGAAGGCGTACAGCGGAGGACCGCACTTGCCTACGCCTTGGTTCTGCTCACCAGTCCACGGCTCCGGGAAGGTGGCCGTCTCGAACTGGTTCACAAGCGAGATCGCGAGCTGTCCACACTCGCATTCGTCGTATGCGATTGCACCCGTGGTGATGCACACCCGGTTGGGCATTCCCGAAGTCGTGCCCGCCAGATACGGCGTGATGCAGTCGCGCAAGTGTTCGGCGAGTTCGAACCCCGCGAACGGGTTGTCATTCCGGAATATCACGACGTGCCCGCCCTTCGGGGCCGTGGCCCGTCAATGTCGTAGATGGTCGCAAGGCCGGTTCCGGTCGGGTTGTACGTTTTGATGAACATATCTGCCCAGTACAGGCCGATCATGCCGCGAGCGAACGCCTGGTTAGAGTCGAAGAATACCTTTTTCACGCCTTGGCGCGTGACCTCCTGTACGGTGCCCGTGGGGAGGAGACATCCACCAGCGTTGACGCATCGCTTCGCGATTTCCACGGCGAGCTGCCCGGCTGCGAGCTTGCCCAACTCGGGAACGTCATCACCATAGTTGGCGGTCACCGACCACGTACCGACTTCGGTGTCCTCCAAATTCAGGTCGTTGCAACGCGGCCACTCCTCGCCGTCCAGGCGAACCAGTAGGTTGAAGTTGTCCACGCGGTACGCCGAAGGCGGGAGGATCACTCCGTCAACCTTGACTTCAACGATGGAGTTCACCGGGTACGGCAACCGCACCTCGGAGACACGCGAGCACGAGCAGCCAGACGAGCATGAGCCGCAGGCAATGTTGATCCAGTTTCCCGCCACGAGTGCGGGCTGCGGCCACGGCCAGGATGCGCCCGTGGTGTTGTACCATCCTTGCATGGGTACCCAAGGCCACGCGGGAAAACAGTCTTTCCGGCATGGACGTAGCTTTATGGCGCACAGCCCGAACTGTTGCTTGGTCCGCATCCACAGCGTTTCAGTGGCGATCATGGCCGCTTGGGCTTCAAGCTCCGGTGTCGTGCCTTCGGGGAAAACGGCACACGACAGCTCCCACGGCTGGCACGGACCAGTGACCGAATTACCTTCGGATGCGGACGGAAGCGGGTTGATAACCGGCATGATGCCACCTAAGGAGAGTCGAATTTGCCGGCGCGGCGGAACGCTGCCTGCGTGAGGTCGGCGAGGTCGGTGGCGTCCGACCGAACGACAATGTGCCCAAGGAGCGCGGAGAACACGTTGCCTTCGGGGTTCGGGATGAACCCTGTATTCCCGATAGCCTCAAGGGCTTCGGCCTTGGAGGCGTAAACCAATTGACCGTATTGCAGCCTCACCTGTTGATCCACCATGTTCAACGGGTACCCCCACACACGTTGAATCGTCCACGCCACCCCGGGGACAGGCGTGACCACTCCGCCGACATCATAGTTCCCAGGATCAAGGACTATCCCCGTAGGACCGTCTGAAAATGCGTTCTGCGTGTTGTACTGGAAGGTTACGGGAGTTTGAGCCGCAATGTTGGAGATGTGCGGATTGTCGGGGTTCGGAACGAAGTTGAACGCCCGAGCAAAGATCGTACCGGCAGTCTTGTTGATCGACAATGTACCGGCAACGGGGGTCAACAGGTTGCCGACCATGTTGAACGGGCCGAGCCCTATCATAAGGTCGGTGAGCTGGTTCAACGGCTGATTCAGCGACAAGGGTAGCGTTTGGTCGAACACCAGCGATGTAGTTCCGTCGAAAGCGGTAAGCCCCAAGATCAGGAAATTACGCGTCTGCTCCGGCGTGGGTGCCATGCCCTGTTGAATGACGGCTCCTGTGTTGTCCATGAGCCACCACGTGAGAATGCGCGTCATCGAAGCCGGGGTGAGCGATTCGGTGCGCTGCGGAGAGTCCACGCGCGTGATGATGGGCTCTGAGCCGTCCTGCGGTTGCGTGACGATATAGCCTACGAGCGGCGCGATGTCCAGATCGGGAGGGGTTACCAGGTTAGGGGTGAATTCGCCTCCGGCTGCTGTGCCCGTGGACAGGTCCGACTGCTCTTGAGAGACGCCTACCGAAATAGGGAACGTCCAATCACTGATGTGCAACCAGTAATCGCCAGCGTCCGCCCAGAACGTAAGCACGCCCCCCGCTCCCGTAGGGAGCGGGTTCGGGAGCGGAATCGTCCCCGCAGCGTCTGAGAAGAGCGGGGCTTGAATGTTCGAGTCCACGGGAAATACGGTTGCGGGTACTCCAACGGCAAGTTCGCCGGACGGAAACCAAAACCTGTCCGAGTATCGCTGTAGTACCACAACCGGCTCCTATCGGAGAATGCACCGGTGCCCGTGCAGATTGCACGGGTCGGCGTTGTCACTCTCAGTGTATCGCAGCGGTTTACCGCGAAGGGCGTTTAGGCGGTTCATCGAACGTGCTCCCGACTCGCTTCGGGATTCGGAGCGCGGTAGCCTGCCGGTTGGTAGCGACGAACGGAGCCCGGTCATACGACCGGCCCCCGGCTTCGACCACTCCCGGGCGCTTAGGGAATCTGCGGCTGTCCGTGGACCTGCGGCCCATGGTCACGAATCCCTTCGCCCAGTCGAGATCGAGCGCCGAAGCGTCCTCCCCGACGAACTTATGCGCCTTGCGGCCTTGCCCGTGTCCAACGAGGCTTTCCTCATCGCGGTGGTCGACCAAGGACGGCCACGGGCACCACGTGTTCAGCCGTTCCACGTCGATGACGTACCGCCCGATGCGTCGGTCGTACTGCGGGTACCTCTGCTGATCGCACCATTTGATCATCGAATTGATGATGCCTGTCGGCAAGATGATTGCCACCCCCCAGTTCAGGGACGGCATCTGTACCCAAGACACGTCCCCATCCTGCGCGGCCTTCACAGCTCGCTCTACAGCGCTCGCAACCGGCCTACGAGTGCCGATGTACGGCGAGACGATACCGGGCCCGGGGAGGTGATCTAGGGCCGATTCCAGCCCTGCGACGAGGTCACGGCACACCAGCGCGTCATCCTGGACGACCATGCCGTAATCGGCGGTTTGGTCGATCGCCTGCCACGCGCGACGGCCGGTATCCCAGCGGACGTTTTTCCGGTCCCAGATCACGTCATCATCAGTGAGTCCGAGTCGCGCCACAAGATCCGGGATGTGCCGCTCCCGCTTCCTGTGCGCCATGATCTTTACAGAGAGTTTCATAGCCCAACCTTTCCGTACACGAAAAACGTCGCCAACCCCTCGCGGAGGGGCGGTTCCGTCACCTTAAGCTCCCAGTCAAGGAACCTTTCGGCAATGTCCTCGGTGAACTTGCGCCGAAAGACATGCCGTGCCGTCTTGCCCTCGTCGGTGTCCGTGGAGTAGATGACCACGTGGTGGATCGCGCTATTGAACAGGTGGTCAAGGTACCCGAAGTAGTCGCGGTCATCAGGGAGGTGAAACAGCACGTCCATGCTGATCGCCATCCGGTAGGCATCCTCCCAGTTGTGAACAGCGCTCGGTCCCACGAATCGATGCTGCGGGAACTTGACCGCCATACGATCAATGATCGTCTGCGAAACATCGACGCCGGTATAGCGCGTGATCTTCGGGAACTTAATAAGTTCGAGCACCTGCCCGTCACCGCAACCCCAGTCGACCACGGTCGCTACGTTGTGCCTCATGAGAAATCTGGAGATGTAAGCGGCCTTGTAGGCACCTTCGTCACCTTCGGAGCCGGCACCCGAGGTGCGCCCGTCCCTGTAGCGACGTTCCCAGTACCCCCCGGGGGTGTATGCAGGGGCGCTCATTTCTGGGCCCCGGGATTGCCAATCGCCAACCGGCCGTCCGCGAGAACTTCGAAGTTCACCAGCTCGCCGGACGCGAGCAGCTCAATGACCGCTTCCGTGACACCGATATTCTTGGTAACGCCGTAGTCATCGAAGATGATCACGGCATCCTCAATGAGGTGCCTGCGCCACGCGCGGAAGTCGGCGAGTGCAGCCTCTTTGTGGTGGTCCCCGTCGATGTACAGCAGCCCTACGGGCTCGCCCGTC